ATTAATTTAGGTAGGCCGAGAGACTGTGTCGGTTATTTTCGTAGNCTACAGAAAGGAGGTTCAACCATGTTCGACAACGTAACGTTGCCTGAGTGGCTGAAGCTGATAACCGACCTTATCCGCATTTTTGCGGACTGGCTGGTCTCAGCTCTTCCTTCCTTCTAACTACGATCGGCGATCTTCTTCAGACCGTCGTTTACCTTGTATAAAGGATTCACCATGACCCTTGAAACTATACCTGTCAAAATCGGTAACTCGATTCACGTCTCCGGAACAATCGGTGAAAACACCGACTACTTCGTCGACGCCGAGATCGATCGGCAGTATACTGAGAGGAATGGAAATCCTGATTACAAGGTGAGAATCTCCAAGAAGCAGGATGCTTCAACTTACTATAACCGCCAGTCAATTGAGTACCAGAGCCGCTTGTGTGCGGCTAAAGTATTCATTCCTACAGGTGCCAACGCCGGGAAAACGTCGTCCTATAGTGGACGGTGGGCTTCCGATTACGCTGGTCTGTGGGGTCCTAATCGGTTCAACACCGATGTGGAGGCGATTGCTTTAACTAAGTTGAAGCGCAGGCTTCAGGAGGCAACTGGCCAATTTAATGCTGCGGTTCCAACCGCGGAGATAAGGGAATTGCGAGGTTTAATTCGGCAGACGATGACATTGTCTACCGATCTCGTTCTCTCCTTATTAGAGGCCAAGAAGACGAAGGGCGCTTCGATAGTTAAGTACGCCGCGGATAANTGGCTTTACTACAACTTCGGTTGTAGACCTCTTATCAGCGACACTATCGAAGTGGCTAAGTCCATAGCGGCGTTTAATACACGACGCGAACGGACAGTGGTTCAGGTTGGTAAACATACGGGTAATTTCTCATTTTCTATGCCCAGGGTAGGTCGTGCTGGTGCTCCTTTCAGCACATCAACCTACTTTGATATCACTGGGAATGAGGAGATATCCTATAAGTTTATCGCCGGCATGTCTCTTGATGTGATGTGTGCTAATGACTATAGCATAGCTGATCATCTTGGCTTTATGCCTCGTTCGCTCCCGTCTATTGGTTGGGAGCTAATGATGTACTCTTGGATGTTCGATTACTTCGGCACCGTCGGGGACTGGCTGAGCGATGAGTTTAACGCTCCNTCCGGTACTACGACGTATGTTGTCCGTAATCGGAAGTACAAGAATGACGTGCTCTATTACCCCGTGTTCGAGCTTGTTGAGCCCTACACCTTCGCCAATTTAACGGTTCAAAGTGGAAGGCCTAACTCTGCTCAAGTATGGGAGTTTAATAGGACCCCCTTAGTATCAATACCACANACCGCCCTGCGTTTCCGATCTCTTGATGAGATCGGGCTCAACGGCATTTCCAAGTTGTTAAACCTGGCGTCCGTCCTCGCTAAGAGGGCGTGATATTTTGGAGGACTTACTATGTCTTTCGCACCCACCAGCCCCGTAACTGGGGCTGCAATCACTGGTCTTACCTCACCGACCTATACACTGGTGGCGGATACTGCCCCGAGCATGAACGGCAAACAATACGCCGTGAGTGCTTTAGGCGGAACTCAGACCGGCGTCGACGTTAATTCTGTGTCGAAGCCGTTTACTCTGACGTTCTTCCGTCCTGCCGTGCTGAAGTCTGTGCCTCAGGCCAACACCACAACTGGTGTGATCAAAAACATCGCCATGAACAGCTACAAGTTCCTCACCCGTAAGGGTGCGTTGCCTGCCGCTAATCAGGTACCTCAGATCGCTCGTATTACCACGATCATCGATGTACCTGCTGGCACCGACTCTTACGAGCCGGAAGAGCTGAATGCTATGATCTCCGCGCACATTGGCGCCCTTTGGCAACAAGCCGACGGGATCGCAAATACTGTGCGTACGGGGGTCAGCGTCTAAGACGCCCATTCAGTTTAATGTTTCGATATTGGGAGTTCTCCTATGTCAGTCACATCACGCACGAACGACAGCCGTCTTGATAGGCTGTCGTGCCTTATCCAAGCTGATCTATCTTCCGCTTCGTCCCCGGCAGCACTGCGCCTTCTGAGTCGACACCGCAAGAAAATGCGGATCAATTCTGGGGCACTTGCTGCTGGGGCGTTGGAAGAGTTTCGCGGTTTATGCTCTACCCTTACCGGGTTTGAGCATACACTAACTGCTCTTGAAGTTGCTTCTGCCCGCGCTTTTATACGAAAAGCGCTTTGGCAATATAGCGACCGAGCAGGCTGTGAAGCGCCGCAAACGTCACTGTGTTATCGTACCCTCTATAGCTTATGGAGGTTCGGGCCTGGTGCCTCTTTAGGCACAAAGGCTCGCCACCCTGTTGATAAAATCTCAGCAGAGTGGACAGTGACTGATCATGCTCGAGACCTGGTTTTAGAGCTGCGCTCATCTAACCCTTATTTCGCTAGTTTTGATACTAGGGAAGGGGTGAAAGTTCGCGCAGTACAGTTCTCGAAACTTGGGACCGTACCAAAGAACGAAGACTCAGTACGAGTGATTGCTACAGAGCCGCTTGGTAACATGGCTTTGCAGCTTGCTGCTGGCGATTACATCGCCAATAGCCTTAGAACTGTCGGACTCGATATACGTGTCCAGCAGCCTAAGAATCAAAGGCTTGCTCGTCTTGGCTCGCTGAAAGGCACCCATTTTACAATGGATCTTTCTAAAGCCTCTGACCGAGTGACGCCCTCTCTCGTACGCTCTCTCATGCCTGCCGAGTGGTTCGAACTACTCTGGCGAATCAGGTGCGGTAAAACGCAATTCCCTGATGGCACTATCCTAGAATTGCCAATGATTAGTACCATGGGCAATGGTTCAACGTTTGCTCTCATGACACTTTTAATAACGTCTCTGATTGCTGCCGTTGAGCCGACTAGGGGTTACGTCGATTGGTCTAACTACGCTGTCTATGGGGACGACATTATTGCCCCTACGGACAGCTATGACCGGATACACGACGTATTGACGAGAGCAGGATTTCTCATTAACGACGAGAAATCCTTCAACACGGGCACCTTCAGGGAAAGCTGCGGTGGCGACTATGAGTGTGGAGAGGATATCACCCCTTTCTACCCGAAGAGCCTTGCCACCGACCCTGAAGTTTACGTGGTAATTAACCAAGTACTTGATTGGTCAGCTCATCACGGACATCAACTGTCCGCGACGCTTTCCTATCTTCGTACTCTACTACGTAGAGCCCGCTTCGTGCCTGAGTGGGAAAATGCTGATTCTGGCATTCGTACCTCTCAGGTTTCGCGACGGTACAGCGTGTTGCTTCCGCAGCGACGGTTAAAAGTCGTGACTAATCATCACTTCTCTATGCCACTCGCGTGCGGAGGTTACATCTCGTCTTGCGAATCTGACGGCTTTAGTTACTGTCCTCCTCCGGTAAAGAAGGAGTACAGTGCTGTCAGTAAACGGTTGCCGAGAGGCTTCC